AATGGTGGAAACGGAGCAGCTACTTCAATTACTGGTTCTTCTGTTGCATATGCAGGTGGGGGTGGGGGTGGTTATTATGGACCTGTAGGATCTACTGGTTCAGAAGGAGATGGAGGTACTGGAGGTGGTGGTCCTGGAGGACCTGCACCAGGTGGTTCTTCTGGAGTAGCTGGAACTGCTAATACTGGTGGAGGAGGAGGAGGTGGAACTGGTTCAAATACTCCAAGTGATGGACCAGGAGGAGCTGGTGGCTCAGGTATAGTTATAATAAGATACAAATTCCAATAAAATAAAATTATGAGTGAAATAAAAGTAAATAAAATTAGTCCTAAACAATTATGTACTCAATTAACATTGGGCGACAGTGGAGATACTATTATCATTCCAGCTGGTGCAACGATCACGAATAATGGTACAGCTACAGGATTTGGAAGAACAGGATCAGTTAACTGGGACACAACTCCTAAAACTACAACAGTAACAGCAGTTTCAGGAACAGGATATTTTGTAGACACAACATCAGCAGCAATTACAGTAAACTTACCAGCAGCTACTGCTGGAGATATTGTAGCAATTTCAGATTACGCAAATACTGCAGCAACAAATAATATAACAATTTCTCCAAACGGTATAAATAAAATTAACGGAAATGCTTATCCTTATAAAATTTCAACAAATGGTGTATCTATTACTTTACTTTATGTAGATTCAACACGTGGTTGGAAAGATATTAATGATGCAACTTTAGATGCAACTGGAGTAAATCCATTTGTTTTAGCAACTGGTGGAACAATAACTACTTGTGGAAATTATAAAATTCATACATTCACAGGACCTGGTACTTTTACAGTAACGTCCGCTGGTAATCCTAGTGGTTCAACAACAGTAGACTATATGGTTGTTGCAGGAGGTGGTGGTGGAGCTGCAAGACATGGTGGAGGCGGAGGTGCTGGAGGATTCAGAGAATCAGTTCCAAGTCCTGCAGCGTGGACGGCTAGTCCATTAGCGAATCCAGGAGGAGCATTACCAGTTTCTGCAACAGGATATCCAATTACAGTAGGTGCTGGAGGAGCTGGTGCAACTTCAAGTCCAACTAATAGTCCACCTACCACTTTAGGACAAGCAGGAAATAATTCAATTTTTAGTACAATAACATCAACTGGTGGTGGATCTAGTGCAGGACCACTTGGTCCAAATGGTCAAGGACCAGGAAAACCAGGTGGATCAGGCGGTGGAGGTTCATGGGCACCTGCATCACCTGCATCAGGTGGATCAGGAAATACACCTCCAGTAGCTCCTTCTCAAGGAAATCCAGGTGGAACTTATACGGCTACTAACAATTATATAGGATCAGGTGGAGGTGGAGCAACAGCAGCAGGTGGTGGAACTCCAAATAATGTAGGAGGAGCAGGTGCTACAACTTCAATTTCAGGAAGTCCTACAGCTTATGCTGGTGGAGGCGGAGGTGGTAGTTATTCAAACGGTACTCCTGACCCTGCAGCTCCAGGTGCTGGAGGATTAGGTGGTGGAGGACAAGGTTCTCGAGGTAGTAATCAATCTCCTACAGCAAGAGTTACTAACGGTACAGCTAACACAGGAGGTGGAGGTGGAGGTGGAGGAGCAGAATGTGCTTCTAGTATTTTTATACAAGAAAATGGTGGATCTGGTGGATCAGGAATAGTTGTAATAAGATACAAATTCCAATAAAAACTATGGATTTACAATTAACAAAAACTAAATTATAATAGGAGATAAATATGGCACATTTTGCAAAATTAGGAGCTAACGGAAAAGTTATAGCAGTATTAACACTGAACAACAGTGATATGCTGAATGCTTCTGGAGTTGAAGACGAATCAGTTGGTCAACAGTATTTAGAATTACATAATAACTGGCCAGCTCAGATGTGGATACAAACATCTTACAATACACAAGGTGGACAACACAAAAATGGTGGAACACCGTTTAGAGGAAATTATGCAGGTATTGGTTATACTTGGGATGAAGAAGATCAAATCTTCTGGCCAAAGAAACCTTTTACTTCATGGGTAAAACATATACCATCAGCATCTTGGAAATCACCAATTGGTGATGCACCAGCATTAACTGAAGAACAAATTACAGCTAAATCTTACTATCAGTGGAATGAAGCTGGACAATCTTGGGATTTAAAAACTATCTCTTAATTGTTGACTTTTAATTAAACAATATATATCTATTGCATACGGTGTTATGCATAAAAAAATATTATCTCAAATAGACCTACATTTTGGTCAAGTAGAAATGCCTAAAGGTTTTGAAATAGACCGAGAAAAATTAGGTGCAGATATTTTATCTTCTACTATTTATAATAGAGAATTTCCATTCTCTAGATCTTTTGATATGTTACAAACATATTTACGTGAGCATATTAATTTAGAATATGGTTTTACATTAGTTCATAAAAAAACAATTGGTAATATTTATAAACCAAGACATCATTCACATTCTTTATTACAAGTTGATCCTGTAGATTTAAAAAACTCTCCAGATTATGTAATGTTATATGGAGTAAATGTTGGAAAAGATTCTTGTAAAGTATTTATAGAATACGATGATAACAGAAGAAAAGGAAGAAGTTGGGAAATACCTTTAAATAACAACGATTTTATAATGTTTCCTTCTACTCAAAGATATCATATAACTTCTAATACATCAGAACAATTAAATTTTATATTAACTACGACTTATGAATTTATCTAATTATTATTGGTACTTTAAATCAGCTTTAAGTCCAAAGTTTTGTGACGAAGTTATTAAATATGGATTACAACATCAGGAAGATTTAGCTATTACTGGTGGATATGGAAGAGATAGAAATTTAAAAGAAAAACCATTAAAGGAAGAAGAAATTGTAGATTTAAAAAAGAAAAGAAATTCTAATATTGTATGGTTAAATGATACATGGATTTATAAAGAAATTCATCCATATATTCATGAAGCAAATAAAAAAGCTGGATGGAATTATGATTGGAATTTTTCTGAGTCTTGCCAATTTACTAAATATAAGTTAAATCAATATTATGATTGGCATTGTGATTCTTGGGATGTACCGTATGACAAACCAGAAGATCCAAACAGTCATGGTAAAATTAGAAAATTATCTGTAACTTGCCAACTAACAGATGGTTCAGAATATACAGGTGGCGAACTACAATTTGATTGTAGAAATTATGATCCACACATGCGTGATGAAGATAGACATGTGTTGACCGTAAAGGAAATACTTCCTAAAGGCTCTATCGTTGTGTTTCCTTCTTTTGTGTGGCATAGAGTACAACCAGTAACAAGAGGAACAAGATATTCTTTAGTTGTTTGGAACTTAGGATATCCGTTTAAATAATATGTTTATACAAGAATATTTTAAAACACCAATCTGGATGGAAGATAAACCAGAATTTGTAAAGTCACTTACTAAAGCAACCGACAAATATATTAAAGAGGCTAGAGATTTAAGAAAAGCAGATATTAAAAAAGATAATGATTTTGGAACTTCTTATCATTCAACTCCTTTAACTGCAGATACTAAGTTTAGAGATTTTCATAACTATGTAGGTCAAAAAGCTTGGGAATTTTTAGCTTGGCAAGGATTTGATATGGAACAGTATACTACTTTCTTTTCAGAAAGTTGGGTACAAGAATTTGCTAAAAATGGTGGTGGTCATCATTCTGCACATATTCATCATAATCAACATGTAGGTGGTTTTTACTTTCTTAAAGCAAGTGAAAATACTTCTTATCCAATATTTCATGAACCTAGAACAGGGGCACGTTGTACAAAGTTAAAACTTAAAAACCCTAATGCTATTATGCACGGTACAGAACTTATACACTTTAAAGTTAAACCTGGAACTCTTATATTCTTCCCAGGATATATGGAACATGAATATGCAGTAGATCATGGTAAAGAACCATTTAGATTTATTCATTTTAATATACAAGCAGTTCCTAAAGAAATGGCAAAGGTAAATGTCTAAATATAATTTTAAAAAAGATAGATTTACTGTAATTGAAAAAGCAATAGATCCAAAGATTGCAAACTTTGTTTACAACTACTTTTTAATGAAAAGACAAGTTGCAAGAACAATGTTTGATGAAAGATATATATCTCCATTTACTACAGAGTTTGGTGTTTGGAATGATGATCAGGTTCCTAATACTTATTCTCATTATTCAGATATTGCTATGGAAACTTTATTATTGTTAGTTCAACCTATTATGGAAAAACAAACAGGAATAAAATTAATTCCAACTTATTCATATGCAAGAATATATAAAAAAGGAGATATCTTACATCGTCATAAAGATAGATTTAGTTGTGAAATATCTACAACATTAAATCTAGGTGGAGATTCATGGCCAATTTATATTGAACCAAATCCTAAAATGGGTGGAGTTGTAGAAGGTAAAGGTTATATTTCTGATAATACTAAAGGTATTAAAGTAAATTTAAAACCTGGTGATATGTTAGTTTATAGAGGTAATTTATTGGAGCATTGGAGAGAAGAATTTGATGGTCAAGACTGCGGTCAAGTGTTTCTACATTATAATAATGCTGCAACTAAAGGTGCAAAAGACAACATCTTTGATAAAAGAAAACATCTAGGTCTTCCGAGCTGGTTTAAGAAATGATATAATTCTATATTGGGAGGGGTCTTCCACCTATACACCAACCCTTCCCACTATAGGATTATATTATGTTTTTTGGAGCAACAGCATTTGCAGAAGCACCTTTTTCAGCTGAAGGTATCATAAATCAAACTATTGAACTTACTGGAGTTCAAGCTGATATTACTGTTGATAGCGTAAGTATTATAGCTGGTGGAAGCGTAGATGTTGCAACAGGAGCAGAAGTAGATTTAGAATCAACAGTTAACACAGTTGAGATCACAGCAAACGCTAATGTTGACGTAAGCACAAATATTTTAATAACAGCTTTAGGTAATGCTGAAGCTTATTTTGATGTTGCAATTGATGTAAGTACAAATTTATTACAATCTACAGTTGATAGTATAAGTATAATTATCGGTGCAGATGTTGATTTAAGTACAAACTTATTACAATCAACTACAAACGCTGTAGAAGTAGAAATTAAATTTGATGAATTTGTAACAGGTCAACAATTATCTTCAACAGTTAATAGTGTTGATGCTCAAGCTATTTCATTAATAGATGTAACTGGTGTTTCATTAAATACAACTACAGGTTCTGTAAGTATTGATGCAGGTGCTAATGTTGAAGTATCAACTAATTTATTAACAGTTTCTTTAGGTGATGAACAAGTTACTGGTAATGCTATTGTTAATGCAACTACAAATTTACTTCAATCTACAACAGATTCAGTATCTGTTCAAATTGATCAAGAGATTTTCCTTACAGCTTTAACTCCTTTAAATACAACTACAGGAACTGTAGTAATTTCAATCGGTGTTGAATTGGTTGGAATACAGATGACATCTAATGTTGGAAAAGTATTTATAAACGCGTGGGCAGTGGTTAATATCAATACAACTAATACATGGACCGTGGTTGATATAGCGGCTTAATAACTATATAATAAAGGATTATGGCATCATCTTATTCAACGGATCTTAAACTAGAATTAATGGTAACGGGTGAAAACTCGAATACCTGGGGAGATAAAACAAATAATAACTTAAATTTAATACAACAAGC